ACATGCTGCCTCCTGGGCATAAAAAAACCGCCATCAGGCGGTTGTGGTCACTGCCGCGAACGCGGTCAGAGTTGAGACTGAATGGCGATGGCCGAGGCCCGCACGCTGATGCGCTGCTGTGTCTGCGGGTTTTGACGCTGTGCACGGCTGAGGGCAATCGCACGCGAGAGGTTGTCAACCGCAAGTTGCGGCGATTCGAGCCGGTCAGCCAGGCCAATGGCGATGGCTGCCGAGCCGCGATAGCAAGCGGCCTCAGTGGCGATAATCTCGGTAACGTCGCGGCCGCGGTAATCGGCCACGTGGGTCGTGAACAGCTGATAGCTCTCCTGCACGACTTCGTTGAGCACCTGCAGAGATTGCTCGGTAATGGGCTCGTTCGGGCTCAGGTCATTCTTGTGCGCGCCGGCAAAGACCGTCGTGACCTTTACCCCTAAGCCTTCAATCATCTTTGAGCGGTCCATGTGGCTGGCCACTACACCGATGGACCCTACGCCGGAGGTCAGGCTGACCACGACCTCGGTGCATGCAGATGCAATCAGGTAGCCACCGGAATACGCCATGAAATTGACCAGGCCGGTGATTGGCTTGATCTTGGTTGCCGCGCGAATGTCGGCCGCCAGTTCGAAGGCGCCGACCGCGCTTCCGCCAGGGCTGTCAATGTCGAGCACGATGTGTTCGACCATGGGGTCAGTGATGGCCTTATTCAGGGCTGCTCGCAACCCTTCGTAGCTGGTCATGGTCTCGCAGGCGTTCAAGTGGCTGCCGCGACTCACCAGAACACCATGGACGGGAATCACCTCGACACCCGTCTGAGCAATGGCGGCGCGGCGCTGTTCTTCGCGGCGATCCTGCTCGGCCTGATAGTCTTCATCGTCATAGAACATCGATGGGTTAGCTGCGGCGCCGCCCATGTTCAGATTTACGATGTTCAGGCTCATGGTCTGGTTCGCCCAGCGCACTGCCAGGTCCAGCATGTCAGGTGTAGTCAGTAGCGGCTGATTGAACAGCAAGCTGGCAGCGCGCAGATGTCGTTTCATGCGGCAAGCATCCTCAGGATGTCGTCGCGCTGCTGTTCCAGCTGGGCGCGGACGTTAGGGTTAGTCATGTCGGGCAGACCGTTGGCCACGTCGGTCATGTTGAGCGGCTGCAAATAACTATCGCCGTTGGCAACGGGCGGGATGTTTTCCAGGCGTCGGATATCGTTGATCGACAGCCACCCCCACTGCCGGCCAATCGCATAGGCGTCATAGCGACTTTTCTGGTCGCCCCGCAGTAGCCCAGACAGATTGAACTCAATGAAGTAATCCCTCCGCTCCGACGGCAGGAGGAAGTCGCGCATCATCGCCTGCTCGTGGCGTTTCACCCACGGCATCAGGGCAAAGATCACGTACTGGATCAGCAACTGCTCAAGGCTGTTGTAGCTGGCCTTCTCCAGCTCGTTAATCATATGCGGCGGAATCTTGTAGATGCGGGCAATGTCGAGCCCCGTGGCCTTGAGGATTCCCAGCAGTTCGGCGTCGACGTTGTTCATCGAGACAGCCTTGAAGGTCATGCCTTCCTGCAACATCGCGACCTTTTTCGCGTTGTCGATGCCCGAGAATTTGTTACCCCACTGATCAAGGATGCGATCAATACTGCTCTGTTCCTTGATCGGTGGTGCTTCCTTCGGGCGCTCGATGACACCGCTCACGGCAGTGCCGTTGGCAAATGACTTGCCCGCGTACTGCCGCACCGCCTGCGCCAGGCCAACGGCATCTGCATGCAATTCAACTGGAGAGAGGCCTGTATAATGATTTTTCGTGTGCCAGCGCACATGATGAATCAGGCGCATGGGCAGCGGGTCGTGCCCGCCCACGCGGTAAACAGGCCGTAGATCGCCGCCCTTGAGGACTGTCACCTTCTCATTGCGTAGGGGGTAAAGCGCCTTAACAGAACCGTCGTCATTGCGTTCGATGAAGCTGTAGCAATTTCCCCGCAACCCCAAGGCGAGCTGACCAGATTCGCGATACTCATATGGGGTTTGCCAAGGATTCGGCTGGTAGCGCAGTACATCGTAGAGGGGATGATAAATCGCAGCCTCGCGCTTGCCATCGCCCAGCCGGCGGTACATCTCTAGTGGCAGCTGACCTACGCTTTCTGCGAGCAGGGTGACGCAGGTCTGCAATACGGTAATGGCAAGGGCCGTATCTGGGGTCACCGTTACACCAGCTGCTGAACGGCTGGACCCAACCCCCCGCCGCCACAAGCTGCTGCTGCCATCCGAAACCAATCCCTCATTACCACCGAGAAGACTGCTGAAGAACATAATCAGCCTCCATCTTGGCTGTGTTTGATAGGTGCTCGAGCAGCTGCCTTGTCGGCGAGCCAAGCCCAGCCGATCAGACCAAGACCGGCAGCAATAAGCGCGGCTGGCACATGGATCAGGGCAATGCCGGTTACCAGCAGACAGAAGCCAGCCAGGCCAGCAACCCACGCAGCAATTGCAATGGTGTTCAAACCCCAACTCCTTCGTCGTAAATGGAACTGCCGCTGCTGCCGGAAGAGACTGCCCCGCTAATACCGGTAGCCATGATCGCGGCAATGATTCCGTCAATTCGGCCCGTTGCTTTTGCCTTGTCGGCCTTTCGGTTGTTTGCCGGATCGGAAACAATCACGGCGTTACCGGCGCACCAGGTCATTACTGGATTGCCATCGTGACGTAGAGACTCCACCGCCTCGGTCGGCAGCGCGTCATCGAAGAACTCTCCAGCAGCATCATCATCTTCACCCGGCGGCAATTCGGATATGCCGAGCAGTCTTCGTTCAAACTCATCTACCGCAGGCCCCATATCCTTGAACCCCTGCCCAAACTCCACCAGCTCGGGCAGCGTTATGTCGTATTCAGTCATCAGCTGCCGCATGTCTTCGATCCGCCAGCGGTCAAACGCGATCTTGTCCACCTGGAAGAAGTCACAGATGGTCTGAAGTCGACGCAACACATGTAGCTTGCTGATAGCTCGCCCCGGCGTCGTTTCGAGATCTCGCGATTTAATCCACGCTGCGTAAGGCACCTTGTCGCGGGCTTCGCGCTTATCCAGCTCGTGGTCGGGAATCCAGAAATACGGCAGGAGCCGCCAGTGCGGATCCTCGTAGGTCGGGTAGAACAGGAGGACGAATGATGTCAGGTCCGTCGTACTGGACAGGTCCAGTCCGCCAACGCTGGGACGATTACGCAACAGCGACATTGGTACGCGTTCTTCAGCCTGGCTCCAGACATCCCAGGAGATCCATGGCGACTCAGCGCCAGTCCACTCGCAGAAGTTGAGGCGCCGCACCATGGCTTCCTTGCTCGGCATCCCCCGAGCTTCGGTCACCTGTTCGCGCAAGTACTTCATGCCCGGAAGATCAGCATCCTGTAGCGAAGGGTTAGACTTAAACCAGCAGCTTTCGTCCTTAATCGGATCGTCGCCCTCGTCCAGCGAGCAGATATAGGCGAAGAATCCGTCATCAGTGAGTGCCCCAGATGCAACCCGGGAGCCGTACTCGTGGTATTCCCAGCAAGGGCCGCGCTTATTCGAGCCGCTGTTGGTGATCATGAAAATGAGCGCCTGCTTACGGCTCTTGGTGCCGGCGCGCATCATCTCCACGACCATGTTGGTCTTATGCTCGTGCACTTCGTCGATCAGCGCCATATGTGGCCGCGGGCCAGACTGACCATCGTCCGAGCTGATCGGTCTGAAAAACGATCCTGACTTCAGGTAGGCCAAGTTCCAGATGTTCTGGCCGGTACCGCTGCAGACCAGGCGCTTGGTCAACTCCGGCGATTGCTGCACCATCGCCACAGCGTCCCGGAACAGGATCATGGCCTGATCTTTTTTGGTCGCGGCAGCGTAGATCTCGGCGCGCGCCTCGTTGTCCGCGATCAGTCCGGTCAGCCCCACCCCGGCGGCCAAGGGCGACTTGCCTGAACCCTTACCGCTCTCGACGTAGACGACCCGGAAGCGGCGATAACCGTCACTGGACTTCCACCCGAAGATGCTGCCCACAATGAATTTCTGCCATGGCAACAGCTCGAACGGCAGACCTTCAAACTCCCCACCGTTCAACTTTAATACGGTGCGATAGAAGCGAATGGCTTTGTTGGCCGCAGCCAAATCCCAAGTCAGCCCACGCTTTGGCCCATCCTCCAGATCTCGCAGGTGACGCGCGCACGCGTTTCGAATGTCTGGCCCCGCGACGCGCTCCCCGGAATGCACTTCCTTTGCGTACTGGGTCACCGGGTCGTCAACCGAAGAACTCCGCGAACTGGTCTTCTTTTGGCTCATCGTCTTTCACTTGCACCTTGGATCGCGCGGCTGGGGTCAGGCCGAACTCGACCAGGTAGCTTTTGAAGCGGCGGTCTACATCGGCAAGCATGGCCACCGCCGGGTTCGCCTTGAGCACCAGTTCGCCCTGGGTGCTGGTGGTTTCGTATGTGCGCCCCTGTTCGCCTATCACGTCACGAAGGGCAAGTATTTCGGAATAGCAGTCGCAGAGGCGTTCAAGCGCAAAGCCATCGGCCTCGGTAAGCACACCCATGCGGTCAAGCAGCACGGTGAGCCGCCCCCACGCCACCTGGCCATCGGTACTAAGGTGATCCGGGGCGCTGGGAATGCGCTTGGCTGGCTGAGGCTCGTTCTTGTTTATCGGGCGCTTACCGGGATTCCCTCTGACAAGCTTCAGCTCCGTCGGTGTGGGTCGTCTCCCGGCCATTTTCTGCTCTCAAAAAAAATCATTTCATTTCGCGGTTTTGCGCACGGAGGGGGGCGATCGGTCAGGGAACATTTCCGAAAAAACATTTTTACCCCCCCTACCCCTTTTCATGGGGCCCCGCAGCGCCCGGAGGCTTTCAGGAGCGTCGGTTCCAGTGGTGACGGGGGTCCAGCGGCCTTCCGCTCACGTCGCAGCCAGCCTCGCGCCCAGACTTCTCCAGGCGCTGCTTGTAGGAGCTGTGGCAGTGGGTGCATAGCGACTGCCAGTTGCCCCGATCCCAAAACAGGGTCATGTCACCGCGGTGAGGACGGATGTGGTCGACGACGGTGGCGGGCTTCTTAAGGCCGGCACTTTCGCACCGAATGCAAAGCGGGTTCTTGCGCAACCAGCCTTCACGGGCCTGCTGCCAGCGGTAACCGTAGGGGCTGGGTTTCTTGGCTGTCTCGGGCAGAGGCATGGGTCACCCCTGCGCCTTGCGAGACAGGAAAAGGTCGGAGTAACCGCGGAGCTTCTCCACACCCATAAAGCCGACCATGCCGCCAGCGAAGGTGGCCATGCCCTGCGGCAGGCCCATCCATTCGAGCAGCGGCACCAGAGCCAGGGTGATGAGGCCGCACAAGGCGCCCTCCAAGAACATCTGCCGGCGGGTGCCGCCGCCATACACCACCCGGAGGACGGCGATCGCGACGGACAGGCCGGCGGCGCCAAGCTGGGGTTGATGGGCAATCACCCAGGTAAGCACAGCGGCCCACAGGCCAGGATCCTTCTCGGGCATGTTTGGCATCTCGGTATCTCCCTTTTGGGGAGTGCAATGGGTTCGGCCCTAACAGCACTCCCAGCTCGGAGCGATGGGTGTGGTGGAGCCGAAAACGAAAAAGCCCCGCACGATGGCGGGGCTTGAATGTGGCGCCTGGCTCGGGAGTTGAACCCGCGACCTCTCAGCACGTACACCGTCGTATAAACGACAGGCCGAGCGCTCTAACCAACTGAGCTATCCAGACGAAAAAGCCCAGCTGTTTGGCCGGGCCTTTGAATGTTTTCGCCAAAGGCGAAATTATCACGATGGCGAAATAGTGCCAGAACGCTCCTCAAAACGTCAAGCGGCTTTTTCACTCTGGTTTTCGCCACGATCACGAAGCCGTTGAACCACAGCGGCAACTGGCTTCAGTGTCTGCTTATCGAGCTTGTCGACGTGGCTGCAAAGCGCATCCCAGATCGCCTGCCAGTCCCGGGCCCAGTTCTGCGGGTTCATCTTCTCGCCTGTACGATCCTCAACGAGCATGCAAACGGCGCCTGGGCCCATCCCCTCGCCTCCGTTCACGAGCATCTTGTGGGACTGCAGAGCAGCCATCGCCATCCAGTAAGCCCGCTGCTTCTTGCGATCAGTAAGCGACTCAAGCCCGCTGCCCAGCCAAACCAAGCCATGGGCGATGCTGAGGTCGTTCCCAGTTGCGACCGGCGAGTACATGAAGTTGCCGAGGTGGCGCAGCGACTTCGGCAGCGAATCGATAGCCACCAGTACCAGGCCGGCGGCAAGCATGTGAGCGCAGCGAGCATCAGTAAGGCGGCGTCCGGAGCGAGTTTCGTGCACACCCTCGGTACGGATTTCGTAGACCTTGGCGACCTCTTTTCCGTCATGGTTTTCCAACATCACCATTACCTTGATCTCACCTGGCCCGCCCTTTTTGCCGAGGGTTGCCGCCTCAGCCGCTACGGCCAGAGCCGACGGGCGATCTTCGTGCATTGCGTCGTGCCATGCTTGACGAGCGCTGATTACTTTCATGGTCCTTCCCCCTCAATCCCCGGTGTAGTTGGCGCGCCCAGCACCACGCTGGTTGCTTCCCTGATATGCAGCCTCAGGCCCGGATGCCTGAGGGTTCTTCAATTGCTCGATCTGCCG